TTCTTCTCCAAATACTGGTTTATGATATCCAACATGTCCAGGTTTGTGTCGAAGATTTTCACATCCTTGTCTGAAATGAAATTGTAAATGTCTGTGATAGAGTCTGATGGTAGATTATTCATTTTCATAGATTCTTGTAAAATCTCTATATATTTTTGTAATTGGCATATAAATGGTAGTAATATATAGACTTTTTACAATAATAATAAAATGAGTGATTTTTGTGATGTTGACAAAGATGAGGTTGATGTTTTAAAACAGACAATAGAGGTTTTAAAAAAAGACTTGGAAAATGCAAAATGTGAAATTGACATGTTAAAACAAACCATTTATAAAATGAACAATGAACACTCATATGAAATTTTGAGTTATTTTAACAGATTCTCCAGTATAAAAAAAACTGCCAACCGGTTTTGTATGACAGTTGAAGATTTGTATGATTTGATTCCGGAATGGGATGGAAACACCGATGGATTGCAGAGTGCCGATGATTATGATGAGTGCCGCATTTATATCATTGGTCGCAAAAAATGGGATGAAGAACATGACCCCGAACCCGACCAATATGAACTTGACACTCGCAAAAGAACCCCCGTCCGAGAAGAAATGCAAAAAATCTTGGCAGAATACAATTCGGGCAATTATTACCTCTATGAAATTGCCGACAACCATGACATTTGGATTAATAATCTATTCCGATTGCTTAAAGAATATGGTGCAATTCTTGATGAAACTTGTGCCAAAGGTTATGATGTATTTTATACACAACATCTTGGAATAAAACATGTTTGGGACGGCAAAACTAGTCTGGACTTGATTGTGAAATTTTATGCTTCTCTTGCTTAGTTTATTCACATCCTAATTCAACTTTGTCTTATTCAGTTCACACATAATTCGTTGTTTTTGAACTTCTACATATCTTTTCACAATTGCGCAAATTTCACCAAATTGCCGTTTTGTTCGCAAAACACTTGCCATTTCAAAACTATTGCAATAATCTGGATTGGCATTTAATAGTCTTCTCACATTTGTCAACAATTCCGGTGTGATTGCATCATCCAAATTCATTTTTATGTTTCCACCCAACCAATATTTGCCATTGGACCAACGCGATTTTGAATCTTCCAAATATTCCTGTATGACTGTCTCGCTCTTCATAATTATTTCGGTTTCATTCTTTGGCACAAAATTTATTAGGTCGTTTAATGATGGGTTCATGGTTTATACAAACATAATAATCATTTGTTTATTATGTTTTCACAAACAAAAAAACCACTTAGAAATAAATTACAAAATAAATGAAATGGAAATAATTAAAGAGCATTTTCAATTGTTGTGTGCGAATCAATGCCCTGGAAAAAATTCCATTGACATCATGGAGCATTTGCCAACTCTCTATAAGTACGCCAAAGAATGCGACAGTGTATTTGAAACAGGTGTGCGTGGATGCGTTTCGTCGTGGGCGTTTACGCTTGGACTGTTGGATGGTGCAACACGCGATGCATGTCGAAAGAAGTTGTTCATGAACGACATCGACAAATGCGATGTGGAGTTGCTAGTTTTTCTGTGTAAGAAATTAAACATTGATGTTGGTTATGAATGGAAAAACAACTTGCAGTTGGATATGAAAAACGAAACCTATGATATTACATTCATTGACACATGGCATGTGTATGCACAATTGAAGCGGGAACTTGACAAATTTTCGAAAATCACAAACAAATACATTATCATGCATGACACGACGGTGGATGGAGTTTATGGCGAAACTATTCGCCTTGGTTGGAATGCGGTTCAGCAAAGCGCGATGACCGGATTTCCTGTAGAGGAAATCAACAAGGGGTTGTGGCCCGCAGTTGTCGAATTTTTGGAGAAAAATCCCGAATGGCAGTTGAAAGAACGGTTCACAAACAACAATGGATTAACCGTGTTGGAAAAGAAGGTCTCTATCATTTGTCCCAATCCAATTACATTCTCTATTCCGGAAGAGAAAATTGCGATTATGTCAAACATAATGGGCAAAAAGACCAAAATATTATCGAGTCTTGTTCCCGGCAAAATGGAGACATACATTTATGAAAATGAAACCGATTACTACAATGAATATCAGCAATCTATGTTTGCGATTACCAAGAGAAAGGCAGGGTGGGACTGCCTAAGACACTATGAAATACTTGCCAATGGGTGCATTCCTTATTTTGAAGACATTGCAAATTGTCCGCCAAACACCTTGGGTCTTTTTCCTAAAAAAATGATAGAAAAAGGCAACAACCTCTATAGTTTGATTGTTGAAAGTGGTTGTTCAACTGTTTCTGAGATTTGCGCAAAACACATCCAAGAATATGAGGAATTGATGAAAGACATGATGGACTATTTAAAGACGCATTTGACTACCAAACAAATTGCCAAATATGTGTTGAAAATGGCAGACAAAGAAAACGCGTCCAAAGTGTTGTTTCTGTCCGGCAACACGAGTCCCGATTATTTGCGGTGTTTGACATTGCACGGGTTCAAACAGTTATTGGGCGAAGAGTGCCACGATTATCCTATGGTGCCGCATATTTACAAAGATGCGAACATTGATTATAAATCCCTGTATGGAAAAGGAATCACTTATACCAATTTGTTAGACTCGGCGCTGCACAATGATGTGTTTGACCAAAATTTAGAGAAACTGGTTAAAACACGATATTTTGATGTTGTCGTCTATGGGTCATACCATCGCGGCACGCCGCTGTTTGAACTTGTTTCGCAGTATTATAGCACACATGAAATTGTCTTGTTGTGTGGTGAAGATGCACATAAATGCGACCATGCGCAAATGTGCAAAAAAGGGTTTCATACTTTTGTGCGCGAACTCTAAATAGTTTGTTGCCTTTGTTGCCTTTGTTGCCTTTGTTGCCTTTGTTGCCTTTGTTGCCTTTGTTGCCTTTGTTGCCTTTGTTTTACATATTTAGATTTTACTAAATATGCAATTGCCATTTACCAGAAACTTGCTCCACCACCAATCAAACTGTTTGCTGGTGCCGGTCCAAAATCCTCATATTGTTGCGGTCCTGGTTTCCCGCCCGTGCCACTCACCTTCAACATATAGTCGAACCCCTGACCCGATGAACGGTTATCACTGGTTACTGCCGGCGCGGGTGGAAATGTCCCCTGCTGTATTCCCGACGCATCCAAGTGGTCTGCCTGACTGGATGCGTGATTCGGCATCATATGGTTCTGTTGTCCAGTCTTTTTGCGCATCGACGCCTTCTTATCCTCGCCCGGTCCGTTCCACATCTCCATCAATCGGTCGCTCAATATATTCACCTTGATTCCCATCTTTGTCTGCAGACTCAACACAATCACCAAAAACGCCAATATCACTGTAGTGAGGTTGAAGTTCTCATATTTGTACCCACTGTATGTAGGAAAATATGTGATTAAACGGTGAATCAAAATAATACCGATAAACATAATCACGATTTGCATGAAAATTTCTGCTAAAAGTTCGACGCTGGATTTTTCTACATCTGCCTCGGGTATGAATTTCTGGATTGTCTTGTTTAATCCAACAACAGGAACTATTGCCGTCAATGAATACTGTATGACATTCAGAATCTCTGCCTTGCTCTCCTCTGATGTGGAAAACACATGCGAAATAAATGAATTGCCGTTGAATGATTTGGTCTCTTGCACAAATGAATCCATATGCTATATGATACACATTATATTTTTATGCTCGCATTGTCATCTTTATTGTGGGATGGTATTTGTATTCTGTTGTCAATTCGATGTCTTCGACTGAATAGTCATTGATATTATCCTTCACCTGTTTTACTACCATTCTTGGAAATTCATGCGGAGTCCTCGTCAATTGCTCCTTCAATGGTTCCACGTGGTCGTCATATATGTGCACATCGCCCATATTATAAACAAACTCGTGCGCCTCCAGACCGCAGTGACGCGCCAAAATGTGCGTCAACATGCTGTATGATGCTATGTTAAACGGTACTCCCAATCCGATGTCGCAACTGCGCTGATAGAGGGAACATGACAAGTATTTACCTGCCTTCACGTGGAATTGACACATCACGTGACAAGGCGGCAGCGCCATTTCACCAAGTTGACACGGATTCCACGCTGACATTATGAGGCGGCGCGATGACCGTTGTGCCGGGTCTTTCAAACAGGTGATTATTTGCAATAACTGGTCGACGCCTTTGCCATCATATACTGAATCACATCCTGCATATTTGGCGTTGAAATATCGCCATTGATGCCCATATACGGGTCCTAAATCACCCTCACGATTCTCTGTAAGACCACGACTGTCCAAGAACTCGCGACTCCCATTTCCGTCCCAGATATGGACATCTTGATTCTGTAATATCATATTGTCTGTTTGACCGCGGATAAACCATAACAATTCTTTTAGACAAGTCTTCCACGCCACTCGTTTTGTCGTTAAAAAAGGAATGGTGCCATCTGTAAGTGAGAATCGCATATTGTGCCCAAACAGGGAATATGTGTTGCCATTTCGCCCTGTTTCCAGCGTGCCATTCTCTATCACTTGTTTGATTAGATTCAAATATTGATATTCGGGGTGCAGGTCACAAGTGATTTGTTTGGATTTCTCGTATTTTGCAAATGCCTCTTCCGGGGTTGTCATTGTTTTCTATTCTTGTGTTTTTATTTCTATATCAAAATCACTATTTTATATCAGCAAGACACCCTTGAATGTGCGGTAATACAGAATATTCGGGCAAATGTCGACCTGTTAATTCCAGGTGTCTCATATTTCTTAATGTCATTCTTCCATTCATTATTCGGCGTCGTTCATTCATTATTTTCTTCCATCGCCGTTGAACAATCCGCAACCACATTGTTTTTATTACTACAGTATTGAATGTGTATTGTATGCCATTGCTGCCTCTCATTATTTTCTGGACCAATTTCATTATTTCTGGTGAATCCTTGTTTGACACCGACTCTGAACAACTCATCTCTCTTAGAAATTTGCACACTTTCTCTGTTGAATACTTGTGAAATGATTTGACAGACACATGAGTTCCAAACAGAATTGTGTTTTTCATTAGCAAAGGCATTCCTATGTATGTATTGTTATTCACTATCTTTGTTTCATATATGTCGTCTTCCATGATTTGCTCATCCTCTATTATATCATCCATGTCTGAATCATCATCGTGGTCTTCCCGGTCTTCTTGGTCGTCCCGGTCTTCTTGGTCGTTCTGATCTTCGCGATACAGTTTGTTATTATCATTGTTATGCGGATATTGCGTCATTTTGAAATATGTGTATTGTTTTAATACACACACATCCTGTTTGAACATTGCATCAATTTTTGGATTCTACTTTTAAATGCGTTGTCTTATATGTTTGTTGGTATAACTTTAAATGGGTTTTATTACACATTTTTACATTTCAAACGCCGTAGGGCAACCATAGGTTGCCCCACGGCGTCTTTTAATGTGAAAAGGCAACTGTTACTTTATAACCGATAAATTGCCTTTGTTATATTCAACAATTCTGCGCTTACGCAAGTGCAGAATTATGATATTATATAAATTGGCATTTCAACGGTTAAAAGGTGTAAAACTATTTGTATGCATAACCATAACCACTAGTAGCCAGTGCATCGCCCAACAGGGTTGGGTCGTGCGTTGCGTGGTGGGTTGTGACATGCGACAGATCCCGTTTACCCATTTCTCTATTCCAGGCAATTTTGTCTTCGCTTTCCTTTTTTTCGGCTGCTATGAAGTAGTTTTTATTTTCTAATTGTCTTGCCTCTTCTAATTGTCTTGCCTTTTCATCTGCTTCTGCAATTTTCAGCATATTTGCTTGATGTGGGTTTGATTGTAAATTCAGAAATTTATTTACAAAAACTTTTCCTAACATATGTGGCGCACCAAATTCTGGATATTTATTAAAATCGGTAATTTCATTTAATTTTTTCAAAGTGTTTGATAACAAAGATTCTTTTTCTTTTTCAGTTTTGTTTCTATAAACTATATCATCTATCATCGCTGTCGACAATTTTTTTTTAGCATCATTATTATCACTAATTAGTCCCCCCCCCACATTTTTTTAAAGTTTCTGCGAATAGATTTTTGTCTTTTCTGTTGTCTTTTCCTTCTGGAAACATTTCTTCGACTTTTTACCATTATATTATTTACGCAGATTTTTTGTCCCACCTTTTTTTGATTGTTTATGGTTCCTCTATCTCAGTTAAATTGAATGTCACCTCCTTCGATTTGGGTGTCACGTGTTCATCCATATCCGATAATACTGTGATTCGTTCCTCCATCAACATCTTGTTCACTTCCATTGTGTATGATTGCAATTTCAAGACAATGTCTTTCAAATCAGCAATCTCGTTTGCTAGAACCTCGAATTTTTCATCAAACACGCTGGAGTCCATTTCTTCCATAGCGTTGTAATTTGATGCGGAGTTGGCATATGATTGTGCTGGTGCAGACGCATGCACATTTTGCACTTGTGTTTTTCCGGCAGATTGCTGGGTCTCTTTCATGAAAGTCTCCAATTTAATCAGTCTTGCATCTACTACAGCAATTACTTGTGGCAAAGTTAGACCACCGGGGACCGGTGTTTGACCGGGTCTCGGCGTGGTTTGTGCGGGCGATTGCGAATCAAGTGATGCTCCGCCTGCGCGGCGTTTTCTTGCTGCCGAATTTGCTTGACTCATTTTTGTATATTTTCCTAAATGAAATTATATGGACCCTCATAACGCAAGGGGAACTACGTTCCCCTTGGACCCCTCCTTTAAGGGAAACCAAGGTTCCCCTTGGACCCCATTCTTTAATCTTTCTATTGTGTTAAATAATAATTTTATAAAGTTGTTGTTACATAACAAAGGAGGGGTCCAAGGGGAACCTTGGTTCCCCTTATTTAGAAATGTCAATAAAAATATAAAGATAGTTCATAAATATTTATTATTTGCATGGAACAAGATGACATATTAAACAAAATCAACGGCGCCAAGGAACAATTTTATAGCAGCAATCCAAAAAACAGTTTCTTCAAAAAACAACAGAAGTTTGATTGCGCCACCTCTATCATGTCAAATCTCAATGAAACTGAAGTTTTGTCCAATGTCTTCATTGTCAAAGACGACATCATCATCTTCAATTACCCTGTATTCAAAACCGTCGCGCACCCGGATCTATATCTTCGCATGGCAGAATACATATTTGACATATCAATCAATCTCATTGAAACTTATGGAACATATAAATTATATATTTTATGCACAGGCATCACTGTCTCCGCAATAGAGAGATACAAGGAATTCGTCAGCGTAGTTTCCAAAAAAGGTCTCGAAAATGGCAAAGGACTCCTTAATAAAATGGACTCCATACAAATCCACAATCCCCCTTCATTCATTGACCATGGTCTTAAAGTTATCATTCCACTTGTTGATAACAGTCTGTGGAGCAAAATCAGCATCATAAATGGGTCCGACAAATAATGTGTTTTACCGTTGAATCAATATAGAGTTTTCCTATATTGATTTTATTATATCTTGCAAATGTCATTCAATCTTGCCGTGTCTGAACCAAGCAAAGCGCGCGCCTTCTCCGCCATTTTTCAAAATATGAAGCACTTTTGCGACCATGTGAACATTGTGTTTGAAAAAGAACGCGCCTACGCCCAGGGCATGGACAATTCTCACATTTCCATTTTTGAACTCTTTATTCCTGCCTCGTGGTTCGACTCCTACAATCATCCTAGTGAAGAAAATATTGTCGTCGGCATTAATGTAGGACTCTTTTATAAGATTCTGAATACGCGCGACGAGGGGCAAGAGATTTTCATCAAATATGACCCGGAAAAACAGGACAAGTTGTATTTGCATTTCATCACCAGCACACCCGGCACAAAACCCCTGTTTGACAAACACTTCGAACTGCCTCTGATAGAGATTGAAACAGAAATGATGTCTATACCGGATGTTGAATATGCTGCCGAGTTTTCTCTGTCGTCGGCAAACTTTGCCGGGATTGTGGGGCAACTCAAACAGTTTGGCGCGGACATGCTCATTAAATGCAATGAGCAGGAGATCCGACTGACTGCCAAGAGCACGGACACCGGCAACATGAGTGTGGTCGTGCCAATTGATGATTTGTCCTTGTTTGCTATTAATGAAGGCGAAACCTTGAATCTGTCGTTTTCTCTATCGCATCTGCACAACATTTGTTCTTTTCATAAAGTGAGTGATAGTGTGAATTTGAAAATCAGCGATAACTATCCGCTGAAGGCAACTTACTTGTTGGAAAAAGTGGGCGACGAGGAGGATGATGTATCTGGCAAGGCGCGCATCGTAGTTTTCTTGGCGCCACGCATTTCAGACGATGATGACAATGACATGTAGAATTTATTACAGATAATATATAGAAATGCCGAGAATAGCAGAAAATTCTTCTGTGAAAAAAGAAATTACAAAAATCAAAAACTGCACCAAGAAATACAGAAAAGCAGTCCGCAAATACTACAAAACAAGTGATGATTTAGGCAAATATCGCGGCACTGATAGTAAAAAACGCACTGCGTTATTTGTAAAGACGCAAAAAGCAAACAAAAAGGCAGATGATGTCAAACATGAATGCGAAATCAATCGGGGGAATTTAGCGTTGATGATGAGGGAAGAAATGGTGGTCAAAGAAAAGACCAAAGACACCATTGCGAAAATCTTTGCCAAACTTGACAAGGATGAACTCGAATGGTCTTCTAATACATCCAGTTTTGTGTCGCAACTGAATAATTAACGCAAATAATATAGATATTCCTGTATCTATAGTATAAATCTCTATCGTCATGATATTTTTACTCCCTCTCATTTTGGTTTTTTTGAATGTTGCAACAACTGTTGTTGACGCCCTCAACTGCTCGTCTTTTCGATTTAGTCAGAATGCGTGTTTGACACAACCCGAGTGTGCTTATCTGTCATGCAATGCATGGCCCGAGTATGCCTGTAAACCAATGTTTGGATGCGAGACTGTGTCCGTTGCTTCGGCAATATGTGCTTCGTCCCCCCAATATAACTGTTTTTATTCTGCCGTCAAGCGCGTTTATACCGACGATGCCATTGCCGACCAAGTCTTGTCACTTCC